AGAAAATTGGTAATTGTTATAATACTTCAACTTATATTTTTACTGCTCCAGTAGCTGGAACATATCAGTTCTATGCAAGTGCTTACACACACAATAATGGTGGAGTAAGATATATGACAATTTGGACTGGTGCAAATACTGGTTCTATGAATAAAGACTCTATGGGTGTAGAGGATAATACTGGTATTGGAACTTCTGGTTCACGACAAGTTTGGACTAGTCTGACAAAAAATTTAAATGCAAATGACGTTGTAAAAGCGTGTGTTTTTCATTCAGCAGATACAGCAAACAGTTATTACAATGGAAGTGGCTCTGCAATATATACACACTTTTCTGGTTCGTTGATAAATGGATAATAGGATAGTACTATGACAAAAGAAATGTTAGCATTAAGAGATTATAGAAATGGATTACTTTTTCAATCAGATTGGACTGTAATGCCTGATAGTCCATTATCTGATAGTAAAAAAACAGAGTGGAAAACCTATAGACAAGCACTGAGGGATATCACAAAAACAGCATCACCAAAATGTTTAGATGATTCTCCTCATCTTGATATATCATCTGTAACTTTTCCAAAAGAACCATCATAATCGGTAAGGAATAGAATATGGCATCAACACTTAAAGTAAATACTATACAAAACGCTGCTGGAAGCAACACAATTTCAGATGGTTCACCTAGCATTGATTTGTGGAGATTAAGTGCAAACTTCAGTAATAATGCAACCATTACTGGTTGGGAAAGACCAGATGAAACATCTGCTACTAACGCATCTCATGTAAATGGTTTAACAGAGAGCAGTGGAGTATTTACTTTTCCTTCTACTGGATATTTTCTTATTCAATTATGTGCTCAAGTTGAAGCTGCTAGTAATGCAGATGGTACAATCGGAGTGCAAATAGAAACGTCTGTTGATGGTGGTAGTAGCTTTACACTAGCAGGCTTTTCATCCTCTGGTGATACTGATACTGGTAATAGTAATGGTTCAAACACACAAATTATGTTTAAAGTAACAGATACGTCACAAGCAAGAATTAGGTTTGTTGCGTCTTCTTTGTCAGCTGGAACATTTGTTCATGGAAGTTCTACTTTCAATCTAACTAACTTCTCGTCTGTTAAAGTTGCACCAATACAATAGGATAAAAATAGAGTTATAAATATAGAAAAGAATTAAATAGGAGAAACTAAAATGGCAACAGTCTCAGAAGCATTAAATGAGCTGTCAATTACAGAGTGGGTCTTGCGTGGAGAACCTAAAACTGAAGAAGAGTTCAAGTCAATGTTCAGAAAGGTTACTGGAGCAACTGCTGATAATACTGCAATCGAATCTGCTGACACTTCAAAGTGGGGTGTAACTTGGAAACAAGTATCAGACAAGATGACAGCGATTGATGCAGCTGCACCTATGAAAGAACTTCGTAGACAGAGAGATGCAAAACTCGCTGAAACAGATTGGACTGCTAATTCTGATGTAACCATGGCAGATAATATGAAAACCTATCGTCAAGCACTTCGTGACTTACCAGCACACAAAGATGGTAAAGACGCAACACTGAAGGATGGGGTTTTGGAAAATGTCAAATGGCCTCTGAAACCAGCGTAAACGTACTTGATAATGTATTAGGGATAACTGATGTTGTTGAAACATCAACCTCAAATGTAACTTTACCAGAGGTCAAAGTTCCAAAAGAGGTAGATAATGATTATGAGTACCAACGTAGAAATTTCTATCAGTTGGTTGAAAGAGGACAAGATGCAATAGATGGAATACTTGAACTTGCAAAAGAAAGTGAAACACCACGTTCATATGAAGTTGCTGGTAATCTAATTAAACAAGTTGCAGATGTCACAGAAAAACTAGGTGAGTTACAATTGAAGATGCAGAAGTTGAAAGAAGTACCAAGTAACGCACCAAAGAATGTAACAAACGCATTATTCGTAGGGTCTACGTCAGAACTACAAAAGATGTTAAAGGGAAAATAAAATGAGTACATTAACAACTTTAGGAAACGCAGCTATACAAGGTGCAAGTACAACTCTCGCAAACGCAGACGTAAACAAAGCCGCTGGTGGTGATACACTTATTGTTTTTGATACCTCTGCATCTGCACTTAAAAGAGTGAGTGCATCTGGTCTAGGTGGTGGTAAGTTTCTTGGAGAAGGTGCTGGTGGTGCTGGAGATATTATTCGTGTGCATGAAAACGAACTAAACACAAGTGTTGCAATTGATTCAAATAATAATGGACTTGCAGCTGGGCCGTTGACAATTGCAAGTGGAGTAACACTTACAATCAATGGTGAACTTTCGGTGGTATAGACATGAGTAAAATTACAGTCACAACAATAGCAGGACAAACATCTGGTTCAGATGCAAACACAGTCAAGATTGAGTCTGGTGATACTCTTGCAGTTCAAACAAATGCAACTGTTGGTGGAACACTTGGTGTTACTGGTAATACAACGATGGGTGGTACAGCTGCAATAACTGGTAATACAACTATTACTGGTGACCTTACAGTGGATACTAATACCTTAAAGGTTGATGCAACTAACAATAGGGTTATGATAGGAACGACCACTGAAGGTTCTCAGCATGCTGACAACCTTACTATATCAGACAGTGGCAATATTGGTATGACACTTAGGTCAACTGATAGTTCGGAGACTGCTATTTATTTTTCAGATGCAACTTCTGGTGCTGGAGAATATGCAGGCTTTATTAACTATAAACACACAGATGACTCATTTAGAATTGGTGCTAGTTCAGTAGATTCTTTTAGAGTTCAAAATTCCGTTACTGGTTCTGGTTACACAGCAGACACTGGTACACAAATTATGTCTCATCCTATTACTGCAATCAGAGCAAGTGGTATGAGTAGAACAGATAGTTATTATGACTTTACAGTTGATACAAATGGGGGTCTTTATATTATTTGTGGTTTTAGTCATGACCAATCTCCCTTGTCATATGGTGAATTTGCAAACTTTCAAGTAGGTCATAACGCAACATACGTCACAGTCAATACTTCTGAGTCATATGGTGGGAATGGTTCAATAGGAATTAGTAAACCAAGTAACAATGTGCTACGAGTAACATTTAATAAGAATGAAAGTAGTGGTTCTGGGTCATATCCAACAATAGAGTTTGTCGCAGTATTTGGTGCAAATCCGTTTTAGGAGTGAATAATGACAGTAAGTATTTCAGAAACAGATAAAGAAAAACAAAAAGATGTTAAAGTAGAAGATGTCATATGGGCATATCGTCAGAACAGAAATCTTTTATTGGATGCAACAGATAAATATATGACAACTGATTATCCAATAAGTGATGAAAAAAAGAAAGAAGTTTCAGAATATAGACAAAAACTACGAGATTGTCCAAAAACATTTACTGTTGAGTTTGATGAATACCATCAGTTGGTTCAAACATTCCCAACAAAACCATCATGGGTATAATAGGAAAAGATAAATGTCATCAAAAATAAAAGTAGATACTATTGAGACAGTTGCTGGTTCTGGTAACATAACATTAAGTAATGCATTAGTTGCTAATAGTGGTGTATCAATAGACAACATAACAATAGATGGAACAGAGATAGATTTGTCCAGTGGTGATTTAACATTAGATGTAGCAGGTGAAATTGTTTTTGATGCTGATGGAGGTAATTTCTTCTTTAATGATGGTGGCACATCTATCGGTAGATTAAGAAATGTATCAAGTGATTTTGTAATAAGTTCTGAAGTTTCAGATAAAGATTTAATATTTAAAGGTAATGATGGTGGTTCTGTTATAGAAGCAATGCGTATAGATATATCGGCAGGCGGTAACGTGGGAATTGGAACTGCTTCGCCTAGTCAAAAACTTCATGTAGAAGGTGCTGGTAATCATTTTATACTTTTAAATAATAGTACCACAAATGATGGTTTTTACTTCAAAGCAGGAACTGGTGAGTCTGCTATACAGACTAATGGGGGTTCTCATACCTTAAAATTCTATACTAGTGGTAATGAACGTATGTCTATAGATGATGCTGGACGATTTAGAGTTCCTAATGTTTACAGTTCTACCACTGGTTCTGGTGCAAATATAAATGTAGCAAGTGATGGTAGAATGGAAAGGTCAACATCTTCTTTACGTTATAAAAATACTATTAAAGATGCGACACATGGACTAGCTGATTTACTAAAACTAAGGTCAGTAACCTACAAAGGTAATAATGATGGTGATATTGTTTTTGGTGGATTAATTGCAGAGGAAGTGCATGATGCTGGATTAACAGAGTTCGTACAATATGATGATGATAATAAACCAGATGCACTTGCATATGGAAACATGGTTGCTCTATGCGTTAAAGCTATACAAGAATTATCTGCAAAGAATGATGCACTTGAAACTAAAGTCAAAGCGTTGGAGAGTAAATAATGTCAACAATAAAAGTAGATACAATATCAACAAGAACTGGTTCTGGTAACATAACATTAAGTAATGCATTAGTTGCTAATAGTGGAGTCACATTAGGTGGAACAACGCCAACACTTACAATTGGTGATGCTGGTGCAGAAGATTCTAAGATTATATTTGATGGTAATGCACAGGACTTTCACATAGGGCTAGATGATAGTGCTGATGACTTAGTTATTGGTAAAGGTTCTGCACTAGGTACAACAACGCATATGTCTTTTGACGAGAATGGACAAGTTACTAAACCACTGCAATGTTTTTTTCACGCTACACCTAGTTCAAAACAGTCAGATATTAGTGCAGGCGGTAGTAATGTTGATGTAGCATTTGGAACAGAAGTATTTGATGTTGGAGGTAACTTTGCATCTAGTGTATTTACTGCGCCTGTTGATGGTAAATATTTTTTATATGTCCAGTTAAGATTAGATAATGTGGATACTGCTGCTGCCTATTATAACGTACAAATATTAACATCAAATAGAGAATATAGATGGTTAGAACACTTCAATACAGATGGTGGAGACTATAATTACTTTTGTCCACAAGTAACTGCGATTGCAGATATGGAAGCAGGAGATACTGCTAAAGTTCAAATTCTTCAAAATGGTGGTTCTGCTCAAACAGATGTTGATAACGACTCAAACAGAACTATGTTTAAAGGATACCTATTAGGTTAATATGCCAATGCGAAATAACATATCTTAAAGGAGGTAACAATGGCAAATCACACAAAAACAGTAACACTAACAGACTTACAACAACAAATACTATCTAACGACTTGTATACAGATACAGACAACAAAGGTCTTGATGAGTGGATACAAAATGCAGTAGATGGTAAAATAAACAACTGTTGGAAGAGGATGCAACGAGAGTGGACAGATAGGTTAATGAACGACAGTTCTTTTACTGACCCAATTCCATCTAATCAAGCAGATTTTGTAAAACTTATCCTTGCAAGGAGTGACTACAAGAATCGTAAAGCAAGAGATGATGAAAGCAATAAAAGACCTTCATAAATATCTGAATGACAGATATTAATCATTACCTTGGTAATCCACTCCTAAAGAAAGCAAATGTTTCGGTAGAGTGGACAAAAGACCAAATTCTTGAATACCAAAAGTGTATGCAAGACCCTCTGTATTTTTGTCAGAAATATATTAAGATTGTATCTCTGGATGAGGGTCTTGTACCTTTTGATGTATACCCATTCCAAAAAGAAATACTAGGAACGATACATAATAATCGTTTTACTATCTGTAAACTTCCCAGACAATCTGGTAAGACAACCACAATTATATCTTATATCTTACATTATGTCCTATTCAACGAACAGATGAGAGTAGCGATACTTGCAAACAAAGCTGCAACTGCAAGAGATATTCTTTCACGATTACAACTTGCATATGAAAATCTACCAAAGTGGATGCAACAAGGAGTAATGTCATGGAATAAAGGTTCTCTCGATTTAGAGAATGGTTCTCGTATCGTTGCATCTTCTACATCTTCAAGTGCAGTTCGTGGTGGTTCTTACAACATGATATTCTTGGATGAGTTTGCGTTTGTTCCACATAATGTTGCAGAGGACTTTTTTAGTTCTGTGTATCCTACAATTTCATCTGGTAAAAATACAAAGGTTGTGATAGTATCAACACCAAACGGAATGAATCTATTTTATAAATTGTGGTCTGATGCAGAGAATGGACGTAACTCTTATAATCCAATAGAAGTCCACTGGAGTGAGATTCCAGGCAGGGATGAAAAATGGAAAGTAGAAACAATTTCAAATACATCACAAGAACAATTTAATCGTGAATTTGAGTGTGAATTCTTAGGGTCTATTAATACTCTCATCCATCCAACTAAAATTAAGTCAATGGTATTTGATGAACCTATACAAACAAATGCTGGTCTAGACTTATACAAGAAACCAGAAAGTAATAGAACATACACTATTGTGTGTGATGTTGCAAGAGGAACAGAACAAGACTATTCTGCATTTCTTATATTTGATGTATCGGAAGTTCCCTATCGTATTGTTGCGAAATATCGTAATAACGAAATTAAACCTTTACTATTTCCAAACGTAATTCATGACGTTGCAAAAGCATATAATAACGCATATGTAATGATTGAAGTAAATGATATTGGTGAACAAGTTGCGACTGCATTGCAGTATGACTTAGAGTATGATAATCTTGTTATGGCTTCAATGAGAGGTCGTGCTGGTCAGATACTTGGTTCTGGGTTCTCTGGGGGTAAAGTACAGTTAGGTGTAAGAACAACTAAAGCAGTAAAGATGTTGGGGTGTTCTAATCTAAAACAACTTATAGAAACAGAAAAACTAATTATAAATGATATTCAATTAATCCAAGAATTTTCTACTTTTGTTAAACATGGTCAGTCGTTTCAAGCAGAAGAAGGACACACAGATGACCTCGCAATGTGTTGTGTATTATTTGCATGGATGACAAACCAGACATATTTCAAAGAACTTACAAATGTAGATATACGAGAAAGAATGTTCTTAGAACAACAAGACCAATTAGAACAAGATATGGCTCCATTTGGTTTTATGGATAATGGTATTGATGACCCACTTGGAGAAACAGTTATAGATGAATATGGTACAAGATGGAGTCCAGTAGTAAGAGATTATGACTCAAGTTGGTAGTCCATGTCTAAAAATATGCACACTAGAAGATGGTATGTGCATAGGATGTTTTAGAACTCAGGACGAAATCAGGGAATGGATAATTTACACAGACGAACAAAAAAGAGTAGTATTAGAAAAACTAGAAGAACGCAAAATACTACATAATATCAATTAAATCATTTTGGTATTTAATAAAACAGTTAGAACAAACTATCTTAGAGTTTTCTATTAGTTCGACAACTTCTTGTCTGGACTGTTCATTTAGTCCTAATCTCTTAGATTTATATCGAATTAGTTTATCATGGGGGTAAAATTTAAGACACATAGTTTCACTTTCATTACAACAAACACATGATTTGTTAGCTAGGTATTCATTTACCCAGATAATTCTCTTATTGTAATGTCTTTTAGAAACTTCTTTGATAGTTTTCTTATATCTGTTATAAAAACTCATGCACTTATTTATAGATTCTAGTGCATATAAAAATCGGTTTTGGAAACTTAAATTTACTAAATATAACCGAATGAATAACTTTGACATAGAATAAGGAGAAAAAATATGCCTTTTCAAGTATCGCCTGGGGTTCTTGTCAGAGAGGTTGACTTAACTAATGTAGTTCCTGCCGTATCCACCAGTATTGGTGCGATTGCTGGTGCCTTTGAAAAAGGCCCAGTTGGTGAAATTACAGCAGTTTCTTCGGAAGAAGAACTAGTCAGACTTTTTGGTAAACCCAATGGAAGTAACTTTGAGACATTCTTTACTGCTTCTAACTTTCTTCAATACGGAAACGCATTGAGGGTTGTAAGAGCACAAAGTGCTGTCTTAAATGCTATGAGTGGTGGTTCTGGTCTTTTGATTAAGTCCGACACTCATTATCAAGACAATTATGCAGCCGGTGAAGCATCCTCTGGAGAATGGGGTGCAAGAACTGCTGGAACACATGGAAATAGTTTAGGTGTGTCAATGTGTATAGGTACACTTGCATACGAGGAAAACTTAGGTTCATCTAACCAAACAGTTGGTGAAGACGCTGTAGGTGCAACAGTAATTAAAGTTGATGCTGGAACTGCATTTAATGTTGGGGATATAATTTCTTTCTCATCTGCTGATGCATCTTCTAATTCTGCACTTTTCACCCATATCGCTGGTGATGAAGGTAATGAATACGAAATTACTGCGATTGCAACACATGACCTAACAATCAGATTAAAAGACAACCCAAATGGTGGTGGTGTAAAAGCTGTCATTCCAGACAATACGTTTATTCGTAGACGTTG